TACTGGTTGGTAGTGTCTTTCAATTTGCGTGCGGCGGCCATTGAGGATGAGTTCATCATCCATGCCACGCCTGGTTGCGCCTTGTAGGTGCTTGACACCGAGTAGTTCAGGTCAATGAGGTTGTCGGCGGTGAACACACCCGAAACGGCTGCGGCACCAGTGACGCCGGTGGTGGCGTTGGTGACGATACCGTAAGGCTTGCTCGATCCGTCGCCCGTGGTCATATGTCCACGAGTTGCGACACCGATGGCCAAACCTGCCTGGCGTGCCAAGAAACCAGCAACATCGACGGTGGCATCTTGTGCGAGTTCGTTCGACATTTGAACGAGCACGACATACTTGTATGCGCCGAGGGTAGCGGTGCCGAGAGTCGGGTCCGATGCGCTCGCTTGTGCAGCCTCGCCAACAATGCTGGCGGTGCTAAATGCGGTCGACTTCGGAATCGCTAACGACTCACCAGATGCGGTGGTCAAAACGGTTGCGTACTGACGAACAACGTTCGCCTGAACCAAATGCTCAACGATGCGGTCGTACACTGACGACGGAACCATTGTGGCGCTTGACTTAGTGATGGCACGCTTCTCAAACTTTGCGGTGCGCTGTTCACCAGCCAACAAACGGCGAACCGTTGCATCATCCTGGTCAACTTCAGCGGCTGCGCCACCGAGGTTTGCGGGAACGCCGAGGCGTGCGCGTGATTCTTGAATGTCACGGTCACGGGTTTCGGCGTCGAGGATTGACTTGATTCGAGCATCTTTGATGTCGAGGTCGGCGTTGATGCGTTCAAACGTTTGGTTTTCCTCAGCGGACAGATCACGCTTTTCAGCGGTTGCCACATCGAGAAGTGCTTTGGCCTGTTCCCATGCCTTAGCCCGTTCGTCAGATAAATTTGCGATGTATTCGCTCATGGTTTTTGTTCCATTTCTGTTTGGGGGGTTGATGTTTTGGGGGTTCAGGTGGTGACATTCTGAGGTGGTGCCAGTCATGCTGGTCCGGTCTTGATGTTCCGATCTGAGGTGTTCACGCTTTTTTGGCGTAAAGATCATTCATTCGACGAGCCACCGCAACGGGCACAGTGCTCGCAGGTGTTTCTTCGATATGTGTTTCGGTTTCTGTGTTGCGAACAGTTGCACCAGTTGTTTCAGGGTATGCGGGGAAACCAGTCACAACAGAAACCTCGTGCAATATAACCTCAGTCAGCATTCGTTGTGCACCATTCTCTGACCACAGGTCACCGCCACGAGGAACACTGAAACCGAACGACATGCCGTGAACGTCACCGCGTTGCATCAACGCTGACAGGTCACGAGCGTATGTGGTGTCTGGTAGTTCACCCTCGACGAGTAGGCCACGCTGATCCTCAGTGACAGTGATGGTGCCAGATCGGGTTGAACCGAGAACGAGATCGGTGTTGTGGTTGACGAACATGCGAACTTCACGACCTGCGTTCAGTGATCGTTTGAATGCGCCAGGTCTGATCGTTTCGGTAAATGGCAACGGTTCTGACGGGGAGTTGAACACGGCCGCATATCCACGGAACCGCATCGGCTGCCCTTCCACATCGGAACGCACCTCAATATTCCCGAACGAAACAGTACGAAATTCAACGTCACGACCTTGCACCTTACGATGCTGAATTTCTAGCGCGCCATACCTGACGGCAAGTTCGGAGGGTTCGTCGGATTCCATTTCAGTTTCCACGGTATCACCAACGATGAGTCGGTCGGGAATAATCCACTTTTTGCAGATACCTTCCGGTGCAATGTCACCCTCAACGATTTCGCAGGCGTGTGCGCCGTCATAGAAAACGCACGAACTGCACACCAAACCTTCAGCAGCGAACGGCGACTCAGCCATATAGTGCGCACCGTCAGCACTCGAATCCTGTGTGTACGAGCCGAACAGGTCCACCACTTTTTCGTCGTTCTCGTACTGCATCATTTGCCGTGGTGTGAAACCGAGATCGGCTAGTTCACCATCACGGGTTTCTAATTCGTTGAGGTCCATATTGTTTGTTTCCTTTTCGGATGTTTTGCTTTCAGAAATAATTGCCAACGACCATGCGCGCCCCGCATCGCCACCCCACAACGCCCATGCGATACGGCCCGCAGATGGGAAACCTTCCTCGCCGGCACGGAAACCTTCGGCATCCTTATCAACCAGATGACGCGCAAAATACGATGACATCCGTTTGATCGTGTCGAATGACAGATCGCCATTGATGATGTCTCTGGCACGGGCAACACCGACCGCCGTGCCACCACGCCCAAACTCCTGACGCCATTCCAAACCTTGCTGCGCCTCACTGCGCATCGCCGATGTCGGCGTGAACGAATCGGCACGCACCTCACGATTCTGATCGTCATATTCAGATTCAGCGATATTCAACGCTGCCAACTGGCGCATGGCCGCCGACCTCGTTTTGTGGCAGCCAACAACGTCACCACCATCCTTGACCACGGCATATCCATCGCAGTCAGCATTGTTGTTCTCAATATGCCACGGCATTACAACGGCGGCTCTGTGTCAATGCCCATCGGGGGCGGGTTATCACCAGGACCAGCCATCGGTGCACCAGGCAACGCCATCACGAATTCGTCGCCGCCTTCATACGGTTCGAGGTCCTCACTGGCACGACATTCGTTCGGTGTACGAATACCAGTCGCAACGGCCAACTGGTACGCCTTCAAACGGCTGAGAGTGTCAGCACGCAGGAACGCATCAACATCAAAACGCACAAAATCTGGTGGCGCTAACAAACTAGAAAACGCATCCTCAAGACGACGCAACCACGGCATGAGTGTGTACGTGACGAAATGTTGGCCAGCCATCTCAGCGTTCGCGTATGTTTGCGAGTCGCCCTTAGCGCCAATCAAATATGATGGCACACGGAAAATGCGTGCGATCTGCAAAACCTGCTGCTCACGCGACGCATTCAACTCCATGTCAGCAGCACTCGCCGTGACTGGTCGCCACTTCATGCCACCAGTCAACACCGCAGGGCGGCGCCGACGGTTGTGCTGGTCAAACCACGTTTCACGCAGAACCTTCGCCTGCTGCGCTGTCATCTCGTTATCGGTTTCAATAACACTCGAAGGCGTACCGCCGTCAGCATAGAACTGTGCCATATGGCGTTCCATTGCCAACGCCAAACCGATTGTCGTTTTCTGTTCCTCAATAGGAGACAAACCGATAACGGCCTGAGGTGGTGCCCACCAGCGAATATGCAACATGTTCTCAGCCGGAACAGGCTCACCTGCGACGGTGTAGTTGCGGGTCTGCATGTTCAACGACACAACATTCACATTCGTCGGTGATAACGGTGTCAACGCAATCGGCGTGCCGTTCGCACTGCGGTCCACATAAATGTACGAATTCCCATGCAACGCCAAACTAGTGATCGTCTGATGAATCAACTCGTATGCCGTCACAGTTGACGACGGATCAAGAAACAACGCCGGAACATCCATCGGCACATTCCGATCACCGACCCGACGAGTCGAACGCAACGGTAGTGACGCAACACTGTCAGCAATCAAACCAACACACGCCATCACCGCCGAGACCTGCAACGCAGTTGACTCATTGACAGGTTCACCAGACCAATTCGTTACGGTACCGAAACCGCTGTTCTGCAATGGGAGAAACTCGCGTCGTTCACGCCTCGAAATAATGCTCATCTAGAAACCAGCCATCCTGTCAAAATCAGACCAACACCAGCAACAACGATGCCAGCAGGAATAAACACCAAACCAATACCCACACAAATCAAAACGCCACCACAAATCTCCATCGCAGTTGTCAACATCTCACGCATATTCTGTACTCCACGGGTCAACAATACGAGGCAACGGTGCCACATTCTGACGGCGAGTTGCCGACCATGTGGCCAACGTTACTGCCATTAGAGGTGTGATGTCGGAACCATCACGACGCGCCCAACGCCACGAATCACCGACAGTTTGCCTAGTCGCTGCCAATGTTGCCACATCCAACCCCGCATGGCGGCGAATACTCAAACGACCATCAGCGAGATCATCAAAAAACGATGCGCACGCATGCTGCACCTCAGTCGGCGGCAACTCAACAACACGAACACCAGCACGCCTCAAATCAGGAACCAGAGAACCAGCAGGCCCACGAGCATCAACAACAACCGAACAACCAGGCCACCTCGACAACACATCAGCAACCCGATCAACAACCCACCCCACACTAGGGCGGTGCTCAATCACCTCAGCAGTCGTCGGCGCCCCATCACCACACACTTCCAGGCACGCCGCCGAGCGTTCAGGGTTCACATCCAAACCGAACGACATCAAACCAGACGGTGCGACATCAACACGGCACGCCACATCCCACACACCAGCAGGAATCACGCGCTCGCTCGCCACTGTCCACTGGTTACAGAACCCACGCCGGAACTCACCATCAGACATCGACGCCTTAGCATGACGCACCGTGTCCTCACCGATGGTGAAACCGAGGGCGGGCATGTTGGCCCACCAAACCTCAGGATCAGAAATATCATCATCAGCGCCGACGGCCCACTCAAAAAATGCGACACCACCACCCGTGTCAGCCAACACCGCACTACGCCCCGCATCAATCTTGCGACGCAGAAACACCGACGCATCAGTGCCCGCCGTAGAAACATTCCAAACCTGCGCATCACGACGCGTCGCCATCGCAGGAGAAATTGCCGACTCACGCCTGAAATCGGAATCAGCGAAACTCTCATCAATAATCGCTAGATCCAAAGTCCGACCATGACCCGCCGACTCCGACGAACCAATCACATCGATACGGGAACCCGTCGCAAAGATCACGCCCTCATAGCCCACACCACGCAACACCTTGTCAATCAACCTGCCGACCACCGGCGACCGCTGCCAACCCGCCGCCACATCCTCGATCAATTTCTTTCGGGCCGCACTACCATACTGCGCCGAATACGCGATGCGTTGCGGTTGCGGCTGCCACAACGTCGCCCTATGCGCCATCACCCCTGCCGTCAGCGACGATTTTCCATTTTGGCGCATCAGCGTGCAGATCACCTCACGATATGCAGGCAACCCCGTCTCAGGGTTTACCTCCAGCCCTACGTCGAGCACCATCTGTTGCCACGGCATCGGCGGCGTTCCGCACTGCGCCATCAGTCGCCCGACTTCGGGGCCGAGGGTTACGCGGTTTGGGCGGCGGGGTGTCGCGTACTTCGGGGCCGCCTCTGAGCGCCTCGATGAGTTTTTCAATTTCGTTGCCTTGCTCATTCGTTCCTCCAACATTGCGCAACTCCACCAGGGAACTGCGATACTCGCGCCACAGTGACGCATTGTCTGGTGCCATGTCAACCGCCAACGCCAACGCGACGACCGTCTCAACGAGCGCCTCATCAACCGGTTCAACACGACCCAACGCACGCAACGCACCGATCATGACTTGTGC